CTTTATCATCGGTACGTTGTGGGGAGTGTTCCTGATGTGCATGGTGCAGGCGGTAAAGGACGATAGTTAAGCACTTAACAATTCAATAGGTACAATAAAAGCCCGGTCTTTCCGCCGGGCTTTTATTCGGAAATGGAGGTTTCCAATGAATCAAAAACAAAAGAAAGGTATAATATGACAGTTGTTATTATAGCACTTAATTATTCATGGTATAATAAAGACAGGTGAAAAGTGACTTCACCTTTTCTTTCAGAAGTGCCTCATGTTGCGAAACAGCGGGCGATTTTCCGAGGTGATATATGAGTGATTCAGAATTTAATGCTATGCGAAATGCGGTTGAGATTGGTGACGCTATCATCCACAATGTGCAGCCGAGATGGAAAAGTTGGGCGCTGTGGCTGAGTGTTATCGGGGCGGTGTGGACTATCCTGAATGCGTTGGGATTGCCGGCGAAGTGGGGAATTGAAGAGACTACCGTCAAGACGATTGTTGACGCGGTTGGTGTGATCCTGATTGCCTTTGGCCTGGTCAATGATCCGTCGAATCCGGATGCGCTGTGATGGAATGGCTGAATATTCTCTGGGATGTATGCAAAGTTCTGATATTCCCTGCATGCATCGTGTATCTGCAAGTCTCACAGACAAAGCGAGATAAGCAGAGAGAGACGGAGCAGGAGAACCAACAGAAGTTACAGTTCCTGATGATGCGGAAACTGGATAAGACATCAGAGATGACACACTTGATGGCTCAAAAATTGCACGACAAGGGAATCATCAACGGTGATTTGGAGTCGCTGGATAAAAAATATACGGAGCTGGACGCTGAGTACGAAGAAGAAGTGAGGCGTCTGGCTCTGTTGTATTCAAAGAGGTGACAATGAGCATATCGTTACGGCAGCCGTTCAAAGGAGACTGGCCTATCACGCTGGACTATGGTGAAAAATTTCCTCCGTTATATACAGACGAGAGTCCTCACAGAGGAATTGATTACGGAACGCCTATGCGCACTGAGATATTAGCTGCGGCTGATGGTATCGTGTGGGCGGTCGGTAATTTGACGGTTGGTTATGGCAAGTACGTTGTTATCTCACATGGGAACGGGATATACCGCACGCTATACGCGCACCTGGATGAGATTTGCGTCAGGATAAAGCAAGAAGTGAGGCAAGGACAGGTGATTGGGTTGAGCGGGACGTCTGGGAATAGTACCGGCCCGCACCTGCACTTTGAACTGATAAAGAACGGCTACAAAATTGACGCGAAACCGTACCTGAGAAGCGTTTTAGATAGCGAAGGGTATAATTCTACCCCTGAGATAAAACAACGCGAATTTAAGGCCGTACGCTCTGGATTTTGCAAGGTCGTGTGTGATGTCGCAAACGTCCGGTGCCACTGTGACATGACGCGGGTGATTGGTCAGCTGAGATATGGCGATAAGATTATCGTTGACGATAATGTGTGCACGTGGAACGGCTTGCCATACCGGAATTTCTATGACGCGGAACGCGCGTGCTGGCTGAGGATAGCAGAGCATGACGGAGTGGATCAGATTATACAGAATGCCGCGACCGAAGCAGAGTTAAACAAAAAAAGCCCGGCTTAGTCCGGGCTTTATAGAGAGGTGTATGTCTAATCTCGCTGTTGTCAGGCGGGGTTATTTTTTTCGTACTCGTCAACGAGGGATAAGAGGAATTGAGATACCGGAATACCTCCGGCAAGTCTTTTCATTCTGGTTATGTTGTAGTCGGAAAATTTTACTGTTTTGGCTGTGTTTGTCACCAATTTAGATTGAGATTCAAGAACAGGCATATATTTTGCAGCCTGGTCAGCCGGTAATTCAAAGAACATTTCCTTCCCGGTAGTACCTGAGGGATTGTACAGAAAGAACTGCGGAGAGTTCTTTTTCCTGTACACCTGAATCCCATCTGGGAGAGTGTCTACGAGTACGGCTTTATCCGTATCGTAGATTTTGGTGCCGATTCGTTTTCTCATGCGATCACCTCATCTTCCTTGTAAGGTTCTGGTAAAGGCATCCATGCGAGTACATTCACATTATGTGCGTCACAGTCACCATCATGCGCACACCACCATGCACTCTGATTCCAACTAATATACCCGACAGAGATAAATGGATTCTGGTTATATTTTTTATCTAATCTACGGATTGTCAACAGTACAAACTCTTCATCTTTCGGCAATGCTTCAGTAACAGAAATCCACTTCCGCTTTGGCTCTGCGGATGGTAAGGTTTTCACAACGTTTATAACTTGTTCGCATTCCCACAAATATCCCCATTCAGATTCTTCCATTGCTTTGATAGCAGCTTTTCGGCTAATCAGATCATCGTTCATGCTGTCACCTCGCTCCAATTTTTCTTTTGCCGTTTTAGCCTTTTCATTTTCTTCTTTTCCCAATCTATACACCCCATTGATAATGGCTGTAAAATATTCCAAATTTGAGTTGGAATTATCAATGGCATTCTTGATGATACTTTTCATATCATCAAGAGGAAATTCAAGTTTAATATTTCCCATTATGACACCTCATATATCCATATATCTTTTAAGCCTTAATTCATTAGCCATTTGTATATTGCCTGCGGCTTCATACATAAAAATATCGTAGTCTAATTTTTGTTGTTCAGTCATACCTTCTTTTGGGTCTTTTGCAGTAAAAGGAATTGTTTGTATTGGTTTTGGATAAAAATGTTCCAAGAATCTTTCGTCCATTATGCTACCTCATATCCGATGATTCCATCAATAGTATTGCCGTCGGCGTCCTGAAACTCACCGTCCTCTTCGTTCCACTTTGACCAGTCGCACACGGGAGTGATTGTGTATTCTTTGCCATCAGGGTCAGCAGTCCAACGGTCAATGCACTTCCAGCCGAAGTAGTTTTCACCATTATTTCTTGCGAGAGCGTACAATTCTCCGTCAATTTTGACTAAATCAATATCAGATTCAAACCATTTTCCGTAAGTTTCCATGTTATTCATCCTTTATTTTCAGCATAAATTTCTAAAAATCCTTTACCTAAGACAGTAAAACTATTAACTGTAAGATTTGCTATTTCTTCATTCATACAATCTGGTTTTCCTTCAAATACAAGTAAGTTGTAATCAATTTTATATTCCAATACACAGACGTGTGGATTCGTACCAAAATCGTTCATACGCTTAGTTAAATCTGCTACTTTCATGTCATTCTCCTTTCTTTTCCACTTGCTCCCAAATAACAGGACGATACCAATACGAACCATCTTCATGTTCAGATACTCGGAACATGACAGTGTACAACTTTCCATCTTCGCCCTTGCAAATGGGATAGGTGCCATCTGCGAAGCTATCTATAACATTGTCTATATCATTATCATCCTCATCGAGGACAATCTGCTGATAACGCCAGTAATCATCATCAAAAAACCTCTGAGAGTTTTCAGCCCAACAATAGCCTCTTTTTTTGAGGTTCAAATCACGATCGTCAATAATTTCAAATTCCATGTCATCTATCCTTTCTTTTCGTGACATTCATCGTCACATAATCTGCTATAATTTTTTGTTGTCAAGACCTGACTCAATGTAGTCCCCAGTCTGGAATGGTTGAGAGACTTTTTCCCCGCAGTGGCGGGGGTGACACAGAGTCCGAATCAGGTCTTGTGGATTGAAATGAAATCAATCTTGATAATGGGATTCGAAACCCCAACGTCACAGCAAGCACTCTGAAAAGGGTGTTTTCTGTTTATATGCCAAGGCTAACATCCAAAATATTTTCAATGACCCCAGCCAGATACGGAAATTTGACCGCTTGTTCTGCACCTTCAGTTAGCCAATCGATCAGGTCATTGCCGCTGTCGTCACAGTCGGGGGTGCCGTCGAACCAGGATTCCCAATTGATGACGGAATGGCGAAGGTCGTTATAGATTTCAGTGCAGTCTTCACCGGCTAATGCCATTTCACGCAGCTTACCCCCCGCCCTGGTGCAAAGAATGTTCATAGCTTTTTCGCATTGCGGTTCATCTTGATCGTATGAATTACGAACGATTTCCGCAAGTTCATCATTGGTGAAATCTTCCATGTCAAAGAGATCTTCGAAGCTGATTTCTTCTTCACAAAAATCGTTATCGATAACGGCGATAAGCCCACACCCCTGAGCCTTCAGCATGGATTTTGCTTTCTCAAAATCTTCTGATCCAAAATCCCAGCCGTCCGCTGATGTTTCCTGTACTGCATACCATTTAGACATTTTGTATTCCTTTCTGCCCGTAACCCTGGGCAAGGGTAATTGTAATTGATTTGATGGTCACATCCCATCATTCGAACCTATGACAAATGTCATAAGTTCTGGTGATGTTACATGTTGTTACTTTTCTGCATATCGTTTCCGCTCTTCCTCTAATCTTTCAAGTGCAGATTCAAATTTTTTATTTTTTCTTTTATAATCGTTTAGATAGTGGAGCAGGTCTTCGATATAACAATCACTCTTACAAACCGCATAAAAATTACAATTGAAACAACCCTCTCTTTCAAACGTAGTTTGAATATTTTGAGTAGCCTTTATTACTTTATCCAGCGTATTCATAATTAAATTCCTTTCGTGATAGTGTGAGTTTTGGTGATGTTACATGGCAAATTGTATTCTGCGTCTATAAAGAAACTCATCAGAATTGTATAGATAAAATGAAGGGCTGTCTGTGTCATAATCAAACGCATGAAATATTTTATCGTCGTCAAAATAACCAGCGATTTCCGCTACGTTTCCGTCATTGTCTGATACTTTACACCGGCATACTTTATAGGCGTATCCTACGAGCACGAGATTATATTGTCGTACGACTTCGGTAAGAAACTTATCAAAGTCACGTTGATTACCCGGACGGTAATAGCATACACCCGGATTATCTGACAGCCTGTATATAATAACTTTATTGTATTCTTTTTCCATCATTACCTCCCGAACGCGCAGCAGACGAGCGCGTAAAATATAATTACGGTGGCGCTTATAAGGAGCGCCATCTTAAGGTCGTCACGATGCTTATCGTTCATAAACGCCGTGTTTCCTATGCAATTTTGAAACGATATTCATCGTAAATATCCCGGTCAAAATAATCGACCATGGAGTTTGAACAGTCGCGGTTATAGCTGTTAACGATGCGCTTAGCGGTTTCGTATTTTTTCGCGGCGGAATCGGTCATAACATCAGTGTCCGGGGTGCCGTAATTCGTCAGACGCTTAATCGCGAGATCATATTCGGTTTTAAGTACGTTTTCAACCATCTGATCAGCAGGACTTGTAACCATTGTCCAAAACTTCTCCGCAAAAAGATCGCAAGTTTTATAGTTTTCGTCTGTGTAGTGGAGCCAGCCGGACGTAGGAATCTTATAGCTTTCCCGGAAGGCTTCAAAACTTGCGATTTCTTCCGCTGTTATTTTGATTGTAACGGTAAGACTGGTAAGGTAACCTGCACGGTTGAATCGGATAGTTGCAGGGATGCGGGCGCGTTTGAAATCCGCCATAAGGAATGATTTAAGTTCCTGATCCGTGTGCCATGTGCAATTATTGCCGCCCTTCCAACCATCATACAGGCCGCCGCCATCGACAAATTCAGCGGGCGGGATTACAAGCGGCTTTTCTGCTTCGGCTGCTTCGGCTGCGATGCGGTTGGCCAGCTCCAGACGTTCCGCGGTGCTTTTGGCGTACCAAAGTTTTTTTACTTTATGCCAGCGGAAACCGGCATTTTTCAACTCGGTGCGGGTCTTTTCGTCCGGTTTTGCGGTGAATGTGATTTCGATGCCGTTGAGCTCCTGATTATAGGAGACGGTGACGGGCTGCACTGCATTGTCAGTTATAATAGTATTTGACATAATTAAACCTCACTGTTTTTTTTATGTTATTTCCGGTTATGACTGGTACTCATAACCGGATTTTTTTTGACGTTGTCGCGTCACGGGGAAAAATGATATTGCTATCATTTTCTCGCCGTCACGATACAACAATTTTTGCCGCACCTTTCATAGATTACAGTTTACGGGGCTGTTAGGCGTTTTTTGGCTATACACCGGTATGCGGTGCCCGCGTGCCGACTTTCGGCCGGCCGCGCTGATTAGTTACCCGATTTATCACTCATGTAGAGGAAAGGCTAAGCTATTCTGTTGTCAAGGTTCTCAGCGTTTCTTTCAGCGCGCCGGGCTGCCCGTGTCTCTCAAGGACAAATGAGAGTATAGCACTGTAGCCCTATTATGTCAAGTCAATTTCGTAATTTGTGACACATTATTTTTGTCATGTCATTTTTACGCGTAATTCCCGTTGTTTATCTCTGATAATGTCATATTGTCATAGTTCTTTAGTGACATTTATCATATTACTACACGCAACTAACACGACCACAAGTCAACAGATAAGCTATACGCAACGACATTTTCACGCTATATAAGGATATATAAGCGGGATCCCGATCGGAGTATTCGTTGTTTTTGTTAAGGTTATAAACCTTAAAGAAAACAAGACTTTTGTTAAGATTCACATTAAGTTTATTTAAGGTTCGTAATCTTAAAAAATCAGCGCTGAACCTTAAAAATTCACCTCGTTTCCTTAAAAAATCGAGCTGTTATCTTAAAGAATCAAAACGCTACCTTAACATTTTTACATGTCCCGTGTGGCGGGACACGTGATGACACTGTGTCAGCAAAAAGCATACATTTGTTACATGTGACATACATTTGTTTGGACTGACCGTCTTACTATACTACACGCAACGGCTATGCGCAACACGGAAAGGTTCGCAACAGGATCGGCCGGGAAGTGAAAGTGATATGAGGTCGGCCGACACCCGCACCGGCTCCGTCCGCATGTGCGTCGTCGCTGTCCCGGTCATGTCCACGGTGCGCGTCCACGCGAAAAAAAATTTTTTGAGAAAATATATACGCATATAGGCGGCGGGACGAGGCAGCAAAAATTTTTTGGGTGCGAAAATTGCTATAGGGCACATCGGCCAAGGGGGAGCCAAAGCACAGAGTGACGGAAGGCGGGGCGGGAGGCCGACAAGCGATGAGCACAGGTTGCGAAGGAGAGGACGAAGAGCGTATACGTTGTAGTAGCTGAGACGAAGAGGGGCGGACTTCGTCCTTATATTAATCTATACTAGCATGCAACTTAACAAGCATATTAGCAAGCAATCTTAATCTAACAAGCAATCTTAATCTAACAAGCAATCTTAGCATGCAACTTAACAAGCATTCTTAACATGCATATTGTATAGACAAGTTATTTACGAGTAAAAAAGGGAGACTGTCAGAAAAGGAAGGTGAAAAACTGACAGTCTCCGGGAAAAAATGAAAGGAGCTCAATAAATGAAAAAAATTCACTGATGGTTGTAAAAGAGTGACAGTCTTTTTGGTGTCGTTGGCACCGCGGCGCTGTCGTTCCGCTGGAGCTACAGTCAAATTCGCTCCCCTTCTGATGAGCTGGGTAAACAGGAATCGAACCTGTGATCTGTCGGTTAACAACCGACTGCCTTACCGCTTGGCTACTACCCAATGGAGCCACGCTTTTTTAGGGAGCTTGGCGGAACCCTCCATGATGGCGGAGAACATCATGCGGTAGGTATATTATAACACAGAATCTATATAACTATATGTTTTTATTTATTAAGTGCTTATGTGTTATAATATACGCATGGAAAATAATAAATTGACACCGGCGCAAAAAGACATGATAAGGACCTGGATTCGGGCGGGTTATACTGCATCGCAGATAGAAGGACTTGCGAGGAATCAGGGCTTTAATGTAACAGCGCATAATATACAGACGCGGTACATGCCTAATGTACGAGCGGAATTTCGGGACCATATAGACAAAAACAGTTTGAGTACATCATGGTTCAACAAGGAATTTCGGGCGGAAAAAGCGGCTGCCATTGCAGACATGCTCTTTGACAGGATCATGAATGGAGAGATGTTTGCGGAAGAAGTGAGTGAAAAGGCTGACAGGGACGGGCAGACGATAGTCACGACAAAACCATTGTATTTTGCCGGGCTGGTGAAGAACTGGAAAGACCTTGTTGATACCATTGCAAACGAACTTGGACAGAGACGACAGGCCGTTGATGTAAATTTCAACAAGAATCAGAATTTAAATTTGTCTGTGTTGGTTGATAAGATATACGAACAGGACGCAAACGTAAGCAAACAGATCGAAGGCGCGGAGATTATAGACCTTCCTTCCGGAGAAGACTTTGCGGATGACAAAGGGTTTTTAGCCATTGTGGGTCCGCAGCCGGATGAGATAAAGGATATAGTGGACACGCAGGATCATGGGGACGAATTACTCTGAGAAAGAAATTGAGGCACTGACCAGGTATGTTACCGACTGTAAAGCAGCGGGGATGCCGAAAGACCAGATTGACAGATTTCTTACAGCCGGATATTTTCCACATAAAAAGCAAATGGAATTTCATGCTGCCTGTCGTGCGGTGGAATATAACGATGTGCGGTACATCCTTTGCGGTGGCTCCCGTGCCGGTGGAAAAACCAGATGTGTTACGTCGCAGGCCGGTATTGATGACGCGCAAAGATACCCGAAATTAAAAATCTTATTTCTTCGGAAGGTGCAGAAAGCGGCGGCACGGTCTTTCACAGACGTAACCAAACAGGCGTTTGCAGGTATCAACTGCAAGTTCGAGAAAGGAAAAATCACCTTTCAGAACGGCTCTCAGATGATATTTGACGGATTCAATAAGCTATCGGAACTTGATAAATATCAGGGTCTTGAATATGACCTGATAATGATTGAGGAATTGACCCAGCTTCCGAAAGAAATATTTGACTTGATTGATTCATGCTGCCGAACGTCACGGCGTGACGGATGGAAACCGAGACTTTATCTCACGACAAACCCGAATGGTATCGGGCACAGGTGGGTGAAAGAACGCTTTATCATGCCTTACAGGGCAGGCCGGCAGACTGAAACACAGTACATTCCGTGGAATTATGAAGCCAATCCCTTTATTGATAAGCAGTATGGGAAGTATCTACAGGGATTAGGTGGAGAATTAGGGAAAGCCTGGCGTGACGGTGATTGGGATTTGAACGAAGGCGCCGCGTTTGCCTTCGATGAACGCAAGCACGTTATAGATACACTTCCAGAATTTGATGACAAATGGATTACGTTACGCGGTATTGACTATGGTTATGCCGCTCCCTACTGCTGTTTATGGGCGAAATATAACCCGCACATCGGTCGTGTCATTGTTTACCGGGAAGACTACCGAAAAGGGCTCACCAGTAAAGAACAGGCAGAGCGGATTCTCATGCTCACCGGTTCAGATGAGAATGTACTCGTTACTTATTGTGATCCTGCCATGTTTGGGAAAAAGGCGCAGGAAGTTGTTACCTCTGACGAAGAAGTATACAGGAACGTAGGTATCAAACTCACTGCCGGCTCCAACATGCGTCAGGACGGCAAGCGGAAAGTAGACAACCTTCTGCTGGATAAAGCAGATGGGAGACCGGGGCTTCTTGTGCATAAGTCCTGTGAAAATCTCATTGCTCAACTCGAAACGCTTGTTTACGATGATGAGCATATCGAGGACGTAAATACCAGACAGGAAGACCATGCTTATGACGCTTTACGGTATTTACTCACCCGTGTTCATGACCCGATGGGTAACGTATACAAGGAACTGGACCGGCACACCAATAATTATACAGTCTTCAAAGACTTGTTCAGGAGATAGCTATGGCGAAAAACGATAAATTGTTTGAAGAGATAAAAGACCATGCGAAGGATATAAAGTCCGGATATTCCAAACGCAATCAGGAGTTTGAGGAATATGAGGACATGTATCTGCTGGAATCCACGGAGAATCAGCGAGGAAATGAAACCGTAAAGGTTACAACGTCACCGACTGCTCACAATAAAATCGTTGGAGCAAAACGTCTGCTGCAATCACAGCAGGTTCGCTTCGACTGCCATAGCAACATCGCAACAAAAGCGGAGCTGGATCAGCTTGAAAGCCTGATTGGCCGTTGGTGGCAGAACATGTTCTCCGTCAACGGGAAACCAATTATGAATGAGATTGTGCACTCCGCGGCATTGTACTCAGATGTGCACATCGGATTGACATTTCTGGAGGATTATAAGAAATATAACCCGGACGATAAGCGAGTAGCCAGACTGGAACGGAGAACCCCGATTCTTTTTGAGGTTTGGAATCCCCGTTTTGGTTATGCAGAACGGGACGCTCTTGGCCTGTCTGCATATTATCAGGAGTTATCCGTCCCGTTCTCATATATCAAAAACACTTACGGTAATCTTGTGACGGAAACGTCACGGCGTGACACTGCGAAAGTTACGCTAAAACGTTTCTGGGATTTGGAAAATTACTGTATCTGGTATGAAGACGAACTGCTTGACTGCGGGCCTCATGAACTTCCGTGTATTCCTGTGAGTGTTTCCAGCACGGAAGGTTCTGAACTTTTTGAGGATCAGGAAGACAA